AGCTTCTCTCAGTACTGGACAACCTTGAAGTGATCGACGGGGAGTTCTCGGCAGCCTCCGAGCAGGCTGATGAGGATGCAGATCAGGAGGATGAGGACAACCTCCCTAAAAACCTCATTGACGATGCCACCTCGAACGAAGAGGAAGAGGAGTGACTCCGGACCAAGTCCAGAAGCTCCGAGAGGCACTGCCCACCATGCCGGAGAAGCAGAAGCGTCAGACCGCCGATCTGCTGGTGAAGTATTATAAGGAGAAGGTGAAGGACAAGGGCAAGGATGATTTCCTGTCGTTCATCAAGCACGTCTACCCCGGATACAAGGTAGGCCCGCACCACCAGCGCCTTGCTAGAATCTTTGAGGATATTGCCGCTGGCAAGAAGAAGCGGGTCATTGTCAATATTGCCCCGCGACATGGCAAGTCGGAGATGATCTCGTATCTGGCCCCGGCGTGGTTTCTGGGCAAGTTTCCGCACAAGAAGGTCATCATGGCCTCGCATACGGCGGACTTGGCGGTCAACTTCGGTCGGCGCGTCAGAAACCTAGTTGGTAGCGAGGCGTATAAAGATGTATTCCCGCAGGTCGAACTCCAAGCCGATTCCAAGTCTGCTTCTCGCTGGGGCACTAATTTTAATGGCGAGTATTTTGCCATTGGTGTGGGTGGTGCGCTTGCTGGACGCGGCGCTGACCTCTTTATCATCGACGATCCACACTCTGAGCAGGAGGCCAAGCAGGGGCGTCCGGACGTGTTCGAGCCAGCGTGGGAGTGGTTCCAGTCAGGCCCAATCCAGCGACTGATGCCGGGTGGCGCGATTATTGTGGTCATGTGCATGACGGGGGATACCCCGGTTATGCGTAGCGATGGATCCGAAGTGCGCCTTGACTCCCTGAAAATCGGGGATGATGTAGCTACATATGAAGGCGGGCGGCTCACAACTTCCAAGATTCTAAACTTCCAGTCAAATGGTATTGATGACGTATTTACAGTACGAACACGGTCTGGCAAAATACTCCGAGCTAACGAGCGGCATCCGTTCCTCGTGGAAGCTGATGGAGTACATAAATGGGTACAACTGAAGGAATTGGCGGCAGGTATGTCGCTTGTAGTGCGGAAGGGTGCTATCGCCCCGCGAGATCTCAGCGCAAGCCCGATCTCTGTGCCGCATGTCAGGCAAAAGCTTCTTATCACCGAAAGCACCCAGACGCCCCCTATGAGCCAATGGGACACCACGGGAAACTCCGTGGACTTCTCTGTAGCCACGACGGGTGCGGCGAACCTGCAAAAGTCAAAGGACAATGCACTAGACACTACAACGTTAGTCGATGGGCAGCAGGGCACCGAGCGGCCTCTTATGCCCCGGATAAGCGCAGAAACGCCAGAATCAAATCCCGTTATGGGATTGATCAAGCCGACTTTGACCGAATCCTTGAAAGCCAAGGCGGGAATTGTGCTATCTGCCGTCAGCCACCGTCTGACAAAAATACTCGGGCGCATTGGAACGGAAAGCTCTGCATCGACCACTGCCACGATACCGGAAGAGTACGCGGACTCCTCTGTAATGATTGTAACCTCGCAGTCGGGTATTCAAAGACCGCAACTATTGCCGATGCCATTGCCGGGTATCTCCGATTTCACGACGGATCCGATTGAGGAGATTGTCTATTCTGGGCGGGAAGAAGTATTCGATGTTCAGGTCGAGAGGACTGAAAACTTCATAGCAAATGGAGTGGTCTCCCATAATACTCGCTGGTCGAAGCTGGACCTTACGGGCAAGATTATCGACCACATGACGCGCAATGAGGACTCCGACGAATGGGAAGTAGTGGAGTTTCCAGCTATCTTGAACGAGAAACCTTTATGGCCCGAGTTTTGGTCCATCGAGGAGTTGCTGGCTAAAAAAGCTGGCATGGACCCACGGTACTGGCAGGCCCAGTACATGCAGGAGCCGACCTCGGAGGAAGGCGCACTTATCAAAAGGGAGTGGTGGCAGATCTGGGATAAGGAGTCTCCGCCCAGTTGCGAGTTCATCATAATGAGTCTGGACGCCGCTCAGGAGACTTCCAACCGGGCCGACTATAACGCGCTTACGACGTGGGGCGTGTTTTTCAATGAGGTTACTAATAACTTCAACATAATCCTGCTAAACTCCATCAAGGAGCGGCTGGAGTTCCCCGACCTCAAGTCGATGGTGCTTGAGCAGTATAAGGAGTGGCAGCCTGACGCGTTCATCGTTGAGAAGAAATCCAACGGTGCGGCGCTTTATCAGGAGATGCGGCGGATGGGTGTCCCGGTGTCTGAATTTACTCCGGGCAAGGGGCAGGACAAGATCAGCCGCGTGAATGCGGTGTCGGACCTGTTTTCGTCGGGGATCGTCTGGGCACCGGATCGGCGGTGGGCGAGGGAGGTCATGGAGGAGTGCAATGATTTCCCCAGTGGGTCTCATGATGACCTCGTGGACAGCACTTCGCTGGCATTACTCAGGTTTCGTCAAGGCGGCTTTATCAAACTCCCTTCGGATGAGCCGGAGGAGATGAAGTATTTCAAGGGCAAGCGAGCGGTGGGGTATTACTGATGAGAGTCCCGAAGTTAGATATTCCCACGGATGTGAGCAAAAGCGCCCGATCCATTAACAGGGTATTGAATCTTCAACTAAAGGCGTGGATGGACTTTAAGACTCAGGGTGGTCCATTTAATACTCCTGTCTTGAATCTTGCCCCTTTCTTGATCATCTATAAACCTCGCACATACGGAGACAGTCCGAAGGGCAGCGGTATCGTGGTTAAGTCCTTTGGCAGACGACTGTTTCGGTTCCGTAGAGGTATCAAACCTAATTTTCTTTGGGGTAATCCGTAATGGCAAACATCGACAAGGGTCTTTACGCCGCTCCGCAAGGCATGGACAGCCTCGCTCAGGACGAGGAGCCGATCAGCATCGAGATCGTGGACCCGGAGGAGGTAAATATCTCCGGTCCCGGCTTTGACATGCACATGGAGAAGGCCACCCCTGAATTCGATGCGAACCTCGCGGAAGACATGGATGAGCGCGAGCTTGCTTCGCTTGCTGCGGATCTTATCGGGGATTATGAATCCGATGTTGCTGACCGTAAGGATTGGCTGGCGGCGTATGTTGACGGACTGAAACTGCTGGGCCTGAAGTACGATGATCGTACCGAGCCGTGGCCGGGTGCTTGCGGCGTGAATCACCCGCTTCTTATGGAGAGTGCGGTCAAGTTCCAGTCCGAGACGATCATGGAGACGTTCCCCGCGATGGGGCCGGTGCGGACCAAGATCATCGGCAAGGAGACCTCGGAGAAGAAGGACGCAGCGATTCGTGTCGAGGATGACATGAATTACAAGCTCACCGAGGAGATGAAGGAATACCGCCCCGAGCATGAGCGGCTTCTGATCAGCCTGTGCCTGTCGGGCAACGCGTTCAAGAAAATTTATTTTGATCCGGCACTGGATCGCCAGACCGCTGTCTACATCCCGGCTGAAGATATCGTCGTGCCCTATGGCGCCCAGAGCCTTGAGTCCTCGGAGCGTATCACCCACCGCATGCGCAAGGGCAAGAACGACCTGCGCAAACTACAGGTCGCTGGGTTCTACCGCGATGTGGATCTTGGTGAGCCAATGCGCGTCCTTGATGACGTGGAGAAGCAGAAGGCGACTGAGCAGGGTTTCAGCGGCAGTGTTGATAACCGCTACCTGATCCTTGAGATGCACGTCAATCTGGACCTGTTGGGCCACGAAGATGTGGACAAGAAAGGCAGGCCGACGGGTATTGCCTTGCCATACGTGGTCACTATTGAGAAGGGCACCCAGACGATCCTTGCCATCAGGCGTAATTGGTACGAGGAAGATGCGCTCAAGACGCGCCGCCAGCACTTCGTACATTATGGGTATATCCCCGGTTTCGGCTTTTACTCTTTTGGCCTGATTCACCTTATTGGTGGTCACTCTAAGGCCGCTACGTCCCTCCTCAGACAGCTTATCGACGCTGGCACCCTTGCGAATTTGCCGGGTGGTCTCAAGGCACGCGGGCTGAGGATCAAGGGAGACGACACCCCCATCGCTCCGGGCGAGTTCAGGGACGTAGATCTTCCAAGCGGTGCTATCCGCGACAATATCCTACCCCTGCCGTATAAGGAGCCTAGCCAGACTCTGTCCATGCTGATGGACAAGGTTGTGGATGACGCTCGTCGCTTTGCGGCTACAGCGGATCTGCAGGTGTCGGATATGTCCGCGCAGGCTCCGGTGGGCACCACGCTCGCCATTCTGGAACGCGCCCTTAAGGTGATGTCGGCTGTTCAGGCCCGCATCCACTACACGATGAAGCAGGAGTTCAAACTCCTCGCCGCCATCATTCGGGATAATACCCCGGAATCGTATGATTATGAGCCGGAGATCGGGAGTCGCGCTGCCAAGCAGTCGGATTACGATCAGGTCGATGTAATCCCGGTCTCGGATCCTAATGCGTCTACCATGTCGCAGCGGGTCGTGCAGTATCAGGCCGTACATCAATTGGCCCAGACTGCGCCGCAGGTATATGACTTGGCCTTCCTCCACAGGCAGATGATCGAGACGCTGGGCGTGAAGAACGCCGCCAAGATCGTGCCTACCAAGGAGGACATGAAGCCTGCTGATCCGGTGACTGAGAACATGAACGTCCTTATGGGCAAACCTGTCAAGGCCTTCCTTGAGCAGGACCATGAGGCGCACCTGCAGGTCCATATGGCGGCCATGCAGGATCCGAAGATTGCCC